CCTACGCCCAGGATCTGATTGATGCAGGCTTTAACTTCTTCGGGTCCGGTACGGGTGGGCAGCAGATTTTCCAGGACGTGATCAACCAATTGGAGTCCCTACCCGATCAGATCAGCGTGCAGGAACTGATCCTGGAGGCTGTGGAGACCCAGACCTCGACCCTGGACTTGGCCCTCGCTAATATGCGGGACCAGCTGACGGATGTGCTGGACACTGGTAACCTCGCAGACATCAAAGCCTCGTTGATGGACTTCCTGCCGCAGATTGACGTAAACACCGATAACGCGCTGTCGTTTGCAGAGATGCAGTCGGCCCTGGGCGCGACCTACCCAGCCGGAACGCTGCGGTCCATCTTCAATGAATTGGACAATAACGGCAACGGCCTGATCACCCGCGACGAGCTTGTGTCTGCCAACCTAGGGAGTGGCGTCGGTGCTAACTCGGTGCAGGCTAAGCAGGATATCCTAAAGGTTAGTACCGACAATGTGACGGCTGCTACAGACGTGGTTAGTAACAACGTCGGTAACAACGACAATCAGGGATTGCGTGATCTAGCCCGTTTGCAGCGTTCGCTATTGGAGCTAATACAGCAGCAGACTGACATCGGTGGTGGCATCCCGGTGGGCGTTCCCGGCATCGGCACCGTAAATATGAACAACAATATCCTGGCGGCGTTGAACAAGATTGTGGTCAATACCTACGTCATTGCCAACAACACGCAGAATCCTGGAAACATTAACGGCCATCAATTCGGCATCCTAGCTAAGGGCGGTTGGGTTGGTGGTGGTATCCCAAACAAGGATAGCGTACCCGTCCTTGCTATGCCCGGCGAGTTCGTGGTGCGGAAGTCGGTTGCTAGCCGCTACGCGGATGCCCTTCCACAACTAAACCAGACCGGTGTGTGGGCTATGGGAGCGGCCAACTCCAATGAGATCGGTGGACTACGTAAGGACGTTCAGCAGCTGGCCTCCATGGTATGGGCGGCCGGTATGCACGTCGGTAGCCGTGTGGATGACGCGGCTGATCGCAATTCAATGGGACAGAGACACATGTCCGACGAGGCACGGCAGCAGATGCGCCGCCCCAGTGCGCACGGTACCACGAGAGCAGGTTAGTCATGGCTAATATGACCAATTACCTAGAGAAGAAACTGCTCGATCATACATTGGGGCTGTTGTCGTTTACTATGCCGGTCACGGCTTACCTGGGATTAAGCTCATCGGATCCTACTGATACTGGCTCCCTAGCGGGCGAGCCCGTTGGCAACGGCTACGCACGGCAGGATGTAACCACGGCGATGGGCGTCACCCACGCGACCTCAGGTGTTAGTACCAACGAGGACACGATCCTGTTTGGGCCTTGTACAACCACAGCTTGGGGAGCAGTAGCCTACGGCATCATCTCAGACGCGCTGTCGGCGGGTAATACGTTGTTGCATGGAGCGTTGAGCTCCTCGCGAAATATTGTCGTCAACGACACGATGGAATTCTCCCCGTCCACCTTCACCATAACGTTCGGATGATAAAGCCTTGCACTATCACTATACGGGGTCCCCTGGGATCGCGAGAAATTAGAGCACTACGCTACGGTGAGTGGGCAACCTATCGGCTACCCGATAAGCCTTCACTGTGGGTTTTGTGCCTAATTCCGATTGGCTACGCGCTGCCGTTGGAATGGGCGTCATTCATTTCAGTGACGGCGGCCTGCCGTGCTATGGTAGCAATCCAACGGCTGCGGAACTCCTGGGCGTTGGTCGAGCAATCCGACCTGACGGTGCAGCTACGCGACCGAGTTCGTCATATCTGCCACCATTACGGCGCGGTGGAGGGGCCGGTGACGATGAGCATCCCGGATATTGATCACCCACCTGCGCTACACGGTCGCCCACGCATCAACGGCTATCAGTTGGAACGTAAGTCATGACGGTGCACCAGGGTGAGCTACATCTAACGGGCACGGGTACGCTCGAGATGTTTGCGAGCCATAGCTACATTGACATGGTGACCGACCCGCGCGTGCAGCTGGTCTTTGCGGCAGAGATTTCCGCTCGTCCTGTCACTGACCACCGGCCGGTGCCAGGGGCTAGCTCCGAAATATCCGTACCACGCGGTAACCTCATAATTTCTAGGTTTGCACCTACGCGGGCGCGGAGTGATAACCAGGAGGGTGCACCCGCACAGGCCAATCTCGTCATCTCCAGCGTCGCGCCGACCGTCGCGACATGGACGCCGCTCGATCTCGGCAGCCCGATGCTGGTGGCGTGGTACGACGCGACGGACAGTGTGTATACCGATGCCGGTACTACGCTCGCCACCGATGGCCAGACTGTGCGCCAGTGGAAAGACAAGAGCGGCAACGGCTTTCACGTCAACCAAACCAATTCCGCGCAACGACCAACTTTCCGGGCGTCCTCCAGCATTGCGAACAATCGCCCCGCTGTGGATTTCACCATGTTCACTCATTACCTGCGCAATGATGCGGTGACATTTCCCACACCCACATCAAGATGGACAATATATGCGGTGTTCTCGGCCGCGCCGACCGGCCTCATCGCTGATAACCGCATCTTTTCCTACGCTGCCGCTGGCTTCAACAACGATTACGACAGCCCACGAGGCATGATCATGCTTCGTAACGCCTACGCATCCGGCGAGGGCGGTCTTGACACGATTGGCGCATACCAGCGCAACGATGCTGACCCCGACAGCGGTCACTTCGCCAACAAGCCTATCAACAGCAACCAACTCTATCGGTTCGGCGTCTCAATGGCCAGTGACTTGAACGTATGGAATGCTTGGCTAAACGGTGTGAACGAAGTGCAGAGCATAGTTTTTCTAGACATTGTCGGGCCGAGCGGCCGCATCGGTGTCGGCGGGAACCCCATCACTGGCGAGAGCACTGATCTGGGTGGCTGGGGTGGATTAATTTGTGAGATCATAGTTTGCTCTGACCAGCTGCAGGTCAACGAGCAACCAGACATCGAGAATTACCTGAAAAGCAAATGGGGCTTCTCAAGCTGACGGGGAGCGACCATGGCATTCGGCGCGCTGAGAGGTTTCTGGACTAACACCGCCACTAGCGTAGGCAGTTCCTCGCAAACGCTGTCCAGCGGAAGCGCGGTAACAGGCGGGACGGTCAACAACGTCGCAGTAGGCGATCTGATCGTTGTCGTCGCGTCCGGTCAATCTGGCGGCACGGCAAATTTCAACAGCACCGGCCACAGCGACAATCTCGGCAATACAAACCCAACGTCGCAACCGACTGGAGGTTATTTCGAACTTCAAGCCCAATCGTGGAACAGTAGCGCGCGATTCGTTCAGGTCTTTGCCTGCCGCAGCGGCTTTGCCGGAAATCTTACTACCATAACGCTTGATACCAACGGATCAACAACTGACGATACGGTCTTCTTCATCGCGGTATTCGAAGGAGAGCTAAATACACAAAGCGGTGGCGTAACGACCGGCTGGCTGCGCGACAACGATATCGAGCAGGACATAAGCTCACCGTTCGATGCGCAGTCAGCAACTAATTCGCTGGGCGATTTGCTGGTCGGATGGGGCACCGCCAATCACAGCACTACCTGGGCGGCGGCGACGGTTGGTTCGCCTAACCCAATAGCCTCGACGCTGATCGGTAACGTCAACAGCGGCTCGACCGTCAAGGTCGCGATGACGTATCGCGTTCAGACGGACGAAGCTGACACCGGTCTGATTGGCTTTACTGCCGGCTCTAATCCAAGCGCGGGGCGGGTCGGCTCTCTAGCAATCATTCCGATTCCGAATATCAATATCTTTCCAGCGGGCGGTAACCTTACTCTTTCTACAGTAGCGCCAACCGCTACGCTGTCCGACAATCGCTTTGCCGTGCCTGCGCAGGGGAATCTAGCCCTATCCTCGGCAGCACCGACAATACAGATCTCACCCGCCCCGCAGCCTGCGGCGGCAAATCTAACGCTAGCGGGTCAAGCGCCCACTGTTACAATAATACCACCCGGTACGTTTATACCTGCACCGGGGTCGCTAGCACTCTCGACGTTTGTGCCACTTGTTCATATTAACATACACACGATTATCACGGTAGGAAGTGCCCAGCTTGTAATTTCCTCCACGATGCCAAGTCTCGCTATCCGGTACCCGTCCAACAGCGTGTCCTGGACAGGCACCGCCACGTTCGAGTTGATACCGCCGTTCATTCTGTTTGCGGCTACTCGTGAGTTTATTACCGAGCCAACCGACGATCTGCCGGACCAGCCCTTCAAGGGTACGCTACAGAAGGCGCTGCGGTTCGATCGTACGATCCTCAACGGTGGGGGCATAGGTCAGGTCACCATCGGGTGGGGTGAGCTAGAGCTCATCAACGCAGAGGGTGACTACGACGACCTGATTGAGCAATACGCTGTGGACGGTCGGCGGGTCGTGGTGCGGGTTGGTGTTGCTGGACCACCATTTGTGTACGATGATTTTATAACTGTCTTTGATGGAAGTGCGCTGGATTGGCATATTGACGAAAACGTAATGCGGGTGGAGGTGCGTGACAACACCTTCAAATTAGAGGTGCCCGCCCAGCCAAATCTCTACACTGGTACGGGCGGTGTGGATGGTCCCGACGACCTCGCTGGCAAGCGCAAGCCTCGTGCGTGGGGAACGCTAACTAATATAACCCCAACCAGCTTGATTCCATCGGAGCTCGTCTACCAGGTCAACGACGGTGAGGTTGTTGGAATAGACATTATCTACGATGGTGGAGTGGAGCTAACCGCAGCGGTCCCGGCAGACTACGCTAACAGCACCCTGTTACGCGCGGCCACGACAGGTTTGTTCGGCAGTGGTGCGGATATCGAGGCCGGAGAGTACGCTACTTGCCTAGCGGAAGGTCTGTTTCGGTTGGGGGGCACTCCACAAGCCCAGGTGACCTGTGATATTCGCGGTCAGCTGTTCCGTAACGTCTGGGTGTCCACGCACGCGGACTTGATCTTTAGCCTGGTGGCCCCAGCTAGCAGTGGCGACCCGGGTACGGTGCCGGTCACTGTTGACGATAATAGCTTTGCGCTGGTTAACTCTCTCCAATCTGCGCCTATCGGCTATTTCCTCAACGAGCAGAGCGAGGCTTCGGTCGCGGACGTGATTGCTGACATCGCTGCTAGCATGGGCGGATGGGCAGGCTTCCGAGGCCGCTCTGGACTTTTCGAGGTGGGAATATTCCGCGATCCAGACGTTAATATTCCAGTCGCACGATATAATAGAACTGACATAATGGGTGATTCGCTCACGCGCGAAAAGCTGCCCCCCGATTATTCGCCACCACCCTATCGGTTCCGGGTGGCGTGGGGGCGCAACTGGACCGTGCAAGACGACCTCTTCGGCTCGGTGGACGCCTCCCGCGTGGCCCACCTCAAGCAGGCCATGCACCTAGCCATCTCCGAGCCCAACTTCGAGACGGCTATACGTGGCGACCATCCGCTAGCGCAGGACCCTCCACCAGTGGAGTCGTTCTTTACCGACGAGTTTGACGCGCAGGTGGAGGCTGAGCGGTTGCTGGAGCTATACTCGCTAGCCCCCCGGGCGCTCTACCGCTTCACGATTAAGAGCCACCCGTTCGTCCACGACATCGGGGAGGTCATCAACCTGGCCTATCCACGGTGGGGACTGGACGCGGGGCGGAACCTACGGTTGGTATCGGTCTCTGAGAACACCGACGACAACACCACCGAGTTGATAGGCTTCGGGTGATGGAGAGGTTATGAGCAACGCCGCAATCGTCTACCTGAACCTAGCGGACGACGGGGTTATCACCGCCTCCTCGTCTATCGTACAGGCTCCTCCGTCCACTGTGCAGGACCCGCACGTGGCGCGGCGCTGGCGCAGCCTTGGAGCATCGAGCGAGTTCCTGCTCTGTGACCTGGGTTCCTCACAGTCCATTGACGTGATAGCTCTATTCGGCTTGAACATGGATGTATTGGGCCTCTCGCGCGTGCGTATATCCACCGTTGACGCTACCGGGGTGGCTGGCGATGCCTACGACAGCACTACGCTGGCGGGCCAGGTGGAGGACGACTACGACTGCCTAATTGATGTTTTGCCTGCGCCGGTCACCGGGCGTTATGTACGTATTGACCTTGCTAATACCGGCTTGGCTTACATTGAGGCGGGACGGCTGGTGGTGGGACTACAAAATGTCCTCGATATCAACTTTGCGTCCGGCTGGTCTAGGCGCTTCGTGGACCGTGCCCGCAAGACCGAAAGCCGTGGTGGCCAGATTTATATAGACCATGATGTAACCTACCGCATACTAAACCTGACATTTGAGCATGTTACGGCGGACCAACGCTACGGCTTTATCGAGCAGATCGATCTGCTCAATGGGGCGTCTACCGACATTCTGGTGCTTACCAATCCGGCTAGTGCGACTTTGGGGCGTGACAGTATTTGGGGGTTGGTGGAAGAAGTTTCCAGTGTTACGCAAAGCTTTGTATCCAACCCCGCCAGATTTCAGAAGAGCTTTCAAATAAGGGAAAGGCTGTAGATGAAAACTCTTACCCTAAGCAGCATGCTGACGCTGCTGTCAGCGCTGGCTTTTGCGCATGACGAGCAGCACGCTGGCATGTCCGGTGAGTGGATCGGTAAGCTTGCACTCAAGGACCCGATCTGGAAATATAGTTGCTGCGGTAACAACGACTGTGCCTCCCTACCAGAGGGGTCAGTGGTGGATCGCATCCAGGGCGTGTTTCTACACGAGACTGGGGAGGTTATCCCACAAAGCCGTGTTATCCGCATGGCCACCCCGGATGGGTACTGGTGGAGGTGTAGGTTCACGCACGGGCACAGTCACCCGGGCAAGAACCCAGCCGATCCGGAGGTGTATCGCAAGGTCAACGACACCCGTTGTCTAATTGGCCCCGCCCACGGTAGCTAACCCAACGGTGTTCCTCATGTCGTGGACCGTAGCAGTCGGCTTTATAGGCATCGGTGTCCTGACGGTTTACGCCGCGTGCCTATGGGGTGAGAGACAATCTGGGGACAGCAATTTGCTAAGGGTGATAATGCCGCTATCCATAGGTCTCGCTGGGATTGCCTGTCTCGGTCTAGGGCTGGCTTGGGCTTTCCTCCTCTTGTTAATGGTAACAGTCTAAGGGAATCGTAAAATGAGTTGGCGTCTAGCAAAATCATTAATCAAACTGCGCGAGCAGGTCAACGCACTTGCGCCGGGGCGAAGCATTCGGGACGACGGAACGATCGGCGATAAGGCTCACGCCAGCCGCAAAAGCGACCATAATCCAAATCGCAAAGGCGTTGTTCGCGCGTTCGATATTACACACGATCCTGCTGGCGGAATGGACAGCTACAAGCTCGCCGAGACGCTGCGTCAAAGCCGCGATCCGAGAATCATCAACGTGATAAGCGCCGGAAAGATTTTCTCCTCAGAGACCAAGCCCTACTACCAGTGGCGTCCGTACAATGGGAAGAACGCCCACAGGCAACACGTACACGTTGGGGTTCTGGATATTGAGTCTCTATATGACGATGCTCACATGTGGCAGCTGGGTGGTGGTCCAATTATTGTCGCGCCCACCGCTGCGACGCCACCAACACTGTGGCTCACGTCTAAAGGCGAGGCTGTGCGTGACCTACAGCGTAGGCTACGTCTAGAAGTCGACGGTGACTTTGGCAAGGCGACCGACCGTGCGGTGCGGGCATTCCAGAAGGCCCGAGGTCTGACGGTTGATGGTGTGGTAGGTGTCAATACTTGGCTAGCGCTGCTGGCGGAGGCACCAATCCCGGCCGTGTCACCGAGCAAGCTCATTCCCAAGCAGTTCGGCATCGTTGCGACCATGTTCGGTGGAGTGAAGGACAACGAGCGGTCGGCCTACGATAACAAGTTACTTAACGACACCGATCTGTACGTCGCTCTACCTTTCCGGTTCAAAAAGCCACCACTGATCAAAGTGACCAATCCGAAGAATGGTAAGTTTGTCATTGGTCTTGATCGCGACGTGGGTCCGCACAACGTAGATGATGACTACTGGAATCGCGGCGTGCGTCCCCAGGCTGAGAGCGGCCGTTGCGTGCGTGGCCCAAATAAGGGGCGCAAGACTAACCTAGCCGGGATCGACCTGTCACCCGCGCTCGCCAAGGCGAT